TTGCAGTCCACCTTGCTAGACACTTTCGGAGCCCTAAATCGGGATTGGCGCCGGATAGCCATTACCGAGGCGGGCGAGGTGGCTAATCAAGCCTACCTGGGTGAGCTTAAATCCGGCACCCAGGTGCGGCGGATTGAGCATTATGTCGGAGCTTGCCCGTTTTGCGCGACGCTGAACGGCCAGGTATTCACTTGGTCGGATCGCCCCCTCAACGACTCGTTTGGCTGGACCCATGTCTGGCCAGGCAAAACCAACGTGGGTCGGTCCATGTCGGCCCGCAAGCAGACCGAAGTCGGCCTAGTGGAGCGCACCGAAGCAGAACTCTGGTGGCCTGCCGCTGGGGTTCAGCACCCTCACTGCCGGGGGCGCTGGGAGGCTATTCCGGACCCCAAGGCGCCCCCTGGCGTGGACCAAGCCTTCCATGACTGGGTGAAGAGCGAATTGGATAACGTCAAGCTCCCGACCCCTCGCAGTGGTTGATTGGTTCCCTCTTTTCGTCGTGACGGCATAGTTCGTTCATTCACCCTAATGAGCGCACCTTATGCCTGTCTCCTATCAGCTATCCGCGCCTGAGAGTTACCGGCTCGCCACGGCTCCTGACCTTGCCCGCACCTGCAACGGTTGCGGCACCAAAGGTCTAGGCGGCTGGCTGGTTCCGGACACCCTGTTTGGCCTGGACATCGGCGAAGCCTGCGACATCCACGACTGGCGGTATGCCGAGGGGAAGACCTGGACGGACAAGGAGGTGGCCGACCGGGAATTCCTGGCCAACATGCTAACCATCATCCGAGCCGAAACCGGCCTTATTGCTGCATTGCTCAAGCCGTTTCGTCTGCATAGGGCTAATGCCTACTTCAACGCCGTTCGAGTTTTTGGCCGTGCCGCCTACGCCAAGGGAAAAAACCTATGAAAATTTTGCTGCCTCTGCTGTCCCTGTTGATTAGCGCTTGCTCTGCCCAGGACGTGGTGACCGGAGCCCAGATCTCTACTGACCTGGCCGTAGCCCAATCGTCCTATGCCGAAACTCGGGCATCGGTGGAGCGTCGCCTAGCCTCCCTGTCGGAGGAAAAGGCTGCCGAGGTGCGGGTGTTGCTGGCGGATGCGGACAGCCTGAAAGCGTCCATTGAATCAATTTGGAACGACAAGCTGATTCCAACGGCGGCTGATGTGGTGGTTCTGTACCAGTCTGGCGTTGTGCTGTATGCCAGGGGGACCGCCCTGGTGGCGCCTCTGATGTCGGCCATGCCCATCGCCGACCAGATCCGGGTCCGTCGGTTCGGCGAAACCATGCAATCCCTCGGCGAGCATTACCAAGCTTGGCAGGCGAGCCCAACCGCACAGTCTCAATCCGCCTTCCTCTCTAGGGGGTTGGAACTCGCCAAGATGGCCGTGCAGATTGGAATGGTCGTGCTGTGAGGGAGGCTCTGCAATGTCGAGCCACGTTCAGGTTTTAGGTGCTGATCTCTGCTTTAGGAATGTGGTGCGACAATGCAAAATGAGAACAATCTTCACGATCTGACTGAGCGCATGGCGATCCTGGAGCAAGACCTATCTTCTCAAAAAGCTCGCCTGGCAAAGATGGAGGAGGCAGTGACAGAAATGATCCGCGAGGTGCGGGGAGACTTCCGGGCGGCTGTTGCTCAGATGCAGCATTCGCTAGGCCAAGTCCAGACCACGGTGACCCACGAAATTCAGTCCATCATGGCTCGCCACGAATTGGCCGAACGTGTGCATTGGGACAGTATCGAGCAGGCTCGCATGGACCGCGCCGACGACGAACGCCGGTACAAGACCAACACCTATGTAAGCCTGGCCGGAGTATTCGTCGCCCTGGTCGCCATTCTCGCCACTCTGTGGGTTGGCCGTGGCTAGAGTCATGGTCGCCATCAATGCCTGCCTGGCCCTGGTGATCGTGGGCTATCTATTTTGGTCGGCTCCGTCCCTGCGCCAGCAGGCCAGGGATGAAAAGCTCGCGGTCGAACAGGCCAAGCAAGGCGCACGGTTCACGGCGGCGGATGGTCGGCAACTCTGCCTGGCCCTGGTGACGATCCACCCAGAGGTGCTGCCGTCCCTGCCCCCTGTTTGTGTCCCTCTAGCGCCATGATGAGTGCGCCTTTTTGTCGTGACGCCACGATTAGCCCCATGAACACACCAGATCAACTATCGGTTGGCGGGGATGCCGTCCATTTTTCAGCGCCGGGACTCTTTAAGTCCGTCGCGGTGCAGGAGGGCGCCCAGCGCATCCTGTATATGCAGGCGTCTGACGAGTCGGTTGATCTGCACGGCGAAAAGATGCTGGCGAAGTCCCTTCAGGGGAGCGCTGATTATTTCCTAAAGTACGGCAACATCGACCTAAATCACCGTTCCATTCTCCCTCCTCGCCATCCCAATGAGGTGACCGAACTATGGGAGATCGGCAAGCCCCTGGAAGTTTCGGTCGTCAATGATCGGACCTTGGTTAAGGCGGCGATTTATTCAGGGGATGGCCCCGGCGCCAACAACGCCAACATTTTCTGGGACTTCTTGACGAACGTCAATCCCGCCGTTCCATGGTATCCCTCGGTAGGCGGATCGGTCCTGCCAGGCGGTAAGACGGTCGAGATCGACCCGATCACCAAAGACAAGGTGACCCTGATCAGCTCGGTGCGCTGGTCAAACATCGGCCTATCTCGCACCCCCGTCAATGTATCGGTGCCCTCGGTATCGGTGATTGGCGCGGACGTTTTCGCTAAATGCCTAACCCTTGATGGGCATTTCGACCTTGCTAAAGCACTGGAAGCCGGGACCGGGACGGATATGTCCGCCCTGACCGGCGGCGCCGCCCTGGCCTGGCAATCCCTGGACCCGCACGTCCAAGCGACCTTGCCGGCCTATTCCGATGTCCGGGAAGCCTTGGCGCGGCATGTCCGCGCGAATCCTGGTGGATCTCTATCTCTGGCCAGCCTAACGGCCGAGGTGGTTCGTGTGTTCGGTGTGCCGGCGGATCCTGCGGAGAGCCTGGTACGAAAATTTTTGATAAACCTGAAATCTTCGCGGAGGAATCCATGAGCGAATTCGATAAGTTACTGGCGGAATTGGACGAGCTTTCCCTCGCGAAGTCTCAGACCGGCCAGATGGAAATGTTCGGTAAAGCGGACAAGCCCAGCGCCCAGAAGGGCGACGAGGACGAGGATGACGACGACGCCTGGGACAAGTTTGCCGAGGACGAGGACGAGGACGACGACGACGAGGACGAGAACGAAAAGCCCATGGGCAAGTCGTTCTCTGTGACCCTGCCGGGCGGCGAAGAAGTCGAAGCCCTGGACGGCACCCTGCTGGTCAAGGCGCTCCGGGACGACCTGCTGTCCTCCCAGGGCGAGGTTCGTACCTCGCTGAATCAGATCGGTGAAGTGCTCCAGCGCACCACCGCGATGCTCAAGTCTTTGGCCAGCGACAACGCCGCTTTGCGCGCCGAGGTTGATTCCCTGGCGACTGCCGGCCGGGGTCGCAAGTCCTCCCTGTCCGTGCATGAGAAGCCCGCGACGGCTGTGGCGCCTGCCCAGGCGGCCCCCTCGCGCCAGGAAGTCCTGGCTAAGGCTTTGGCAGCCCAACACGCGGGCAAGATTTCCGGCTACGAGGTGGCCCTCGCCGAGGGGTACATCAATCGAGGGCAGGCTTTGCCTGCGTCCCTGTTGGCTCGGATCAGTTAATCACTTTTTTAGTCTTTCGGAGTTTAGGTAATGTTCAATCTCAACGAAGTGAATGCTGCGTCCGGTGTCGGCGGTGGCGTCCTGCCCATGCAAATGGGTGACCTGGAAGCCCGGCGGAAGTCCCTGGATGCCGGCACCGCGACCGATGTCGCCACCTTTACCGGCGGCCAGGCCCTGTCGATCCAGTCCCTGGATCACACCCTTCAGGCGACCCTGGCGGACAACAAGGAATTTAAGCTGTTTAACGCCCTGGCCAAAATGCCCGCCGGTAACACGGTAGACGAGTGGACCGAGGCGACCAGTCAGGGCGGTTTCCCTGGTTCCTCTGCCAACACCCAGACCGGCACCATCGCGAGCGCTCAGGGCACTTATGCCCGTCGCACCGCCCTGGTCAAGTTCTTGATGACCCAGTGTCAGGTGTCCTTTGCCCAGTCCCTGGTCGATACCATCGTCCAGTCCGAGGCCCAGGAAAACCAGATGGGCACCCTGCGCTTGCTTCGGGACGCCGAGCATCTGTCGTTCTATGGTGACTCGGACGTGGTTCCCACCGAGTTCGACGGCATCGGCAAGCAGTTGATTAGCCTGGGCTCCAGCGAGCACATCATCAGTGCTGGCGGCGGCCCGTTGTCTGGCACCGGCGCGACCGGCTTGCAGACCATCGCGAGCGCTGCCGCGACCATTGGCGGGCTGGGCAACTTCGGCACCCCGACCCACCTGTTCACCTCTCCGCTGGCTGCCAGCGACCTGGACGTGAACCTGGACCCGGCGTACCGGGTGCCTTTGAACAACGGGGCGGCGGCCAATATTGGCACCCCGGTACGCGGCATCGTGACCGCTCAGGGCGACATCGGCATCGAGCGGGATGTGTTCTTGCTGGATCAGGGCAGCCTCAAGCCGTTTGAGGTGGACTACTCCGCTATCGCCGCGACCAATGCCACCGCCCCCCAAAGTGTGACCGCCGTTGCCGCTTCCGACAGCGCGTCCAAGTTCACCACCGGCTGGGATGGCAACTACTACTATGCCGTGGCCGGCGTGACCAACCTCGGCCAGTCTGTGGTGACCAAGTCCATTCAGTACGCGGTTGCCGTGGGCGACAAGGTCACCCTGACCATCACCGCCAGCGTTGGCGGCACCGAAACCGGCTATGCCATTTACCGCTCCCGCCGGAACGGCACCAATGACACTGCCGACTTCCGGCTGGTGGCGCGGGTGGCCAAGGGTGGCGCCACTACCACCTTCGTTGACCGCAACGAGGACATTCCCGGCACCTCTAAGGCGTTCCTGTTGAACCTGAATCCGGGGCATACCGCCATCACCTGGCGCCAACTGCTTCCCCTGACCCGGTTCAACCTGTATCCGACCAATGCTGCCGTGATTCCCTGGGCACTCCTGCTGTTCGGCTATTTGCGGATCAGTAAGCGCCGGCATCACGTCATGATAAAGAACATCCTGCCCACCACGGCGACTTGGTTGCCCAAGGGTTAAGTTCAGTCATCAGCCCTTTGCCCTGGGGCAACCCAGGGCGTTTTTTGGGAGTAGCGCATGTCCATTGAATCTCAGCTAAACAGCCTGGCGCCGGCATCCATGCGCGCCTTGCTGGGCACCAAAATCGCCAACCTCATTACCACGGTCAATGCCCTAGTGGCGGACATGGCGGTGGTGTTCGGCAAAAATCAATTTATCTTGTCGGCCGCGACCCTGGTCATCAAGGCCGGATCGTCTGCCGTCGTCAAAAGTTCCGGCGCCTTTTCTGCCATGGCGGCGGGCGTCTACCAGGCTAAGGCGGCCAACACGGATATGGCGGCCCTGGTCGGCACCCTGGCGACTGCCAAGTCGGCCCTGTGGGCGTTTTATATCGACTCGGCCGGAACCCTGACCACCTCAACCAAGACGGCTGATGCGGCCAATGCGGCGGCGGCCATGGCCCTGAAGCCGGCGGTCCCGGACAACAAGGTCGAGATCGGCTACCTCATCGTGACCAACACCAGCGGCGGTAACTTTGTTGGCGGCACTACGGCACTCGATGCGGCTGGGATTGCGGTCACCTACGTCAACACCGCAGCCATTGCTCAGACGGCTGCTGCCTTGACGGCGCTGGGCTAACCCATGGTCCGTGTGCTCTGCACCTTGCCGAACGCTGGGGACGAGATCTCCGGCGTTCGGTTTGAGCCTTGCCCGGAAGGCAAGATTTCCGAACCGATTTCTCCGGAAGTCGGTGCGGCCTTTTTGCGGGTTGGCGGGTATCGGATCGTTCCGGACCCGCAACCTGCTGCCGAATCCGAACCCCGTCGCCCTCGTGGGCGTCCAACAACCAGGGAATAACCCATGGCCGCGACTTATCAGATCATCGAGAAAAACGGCGCCGGGGGCACCCCGACGGACAAAACGGCAGGATCGATCCGATTCAAGAATGCCGATAACTCGCTGGTGGATACCGGCAATCCGATGGTCAAGCCTGCTGCCGGAACGGACTACAGCTTTGAGAAGTGGCTTCGTCTGAATATCACCGGCGGCACCTATACCGAAATCAGCAACATCAAGATTTATTCTGATGGCGCGAATGGGCTGGGAACGGGTGTGGCTTTGTATGCCAAGGCGGTCGCCTCTTATGCCACCCCGGCGGAAGCAACCGGAACGGCGGGCTACACCAGCCTGTTTTCCTACACCTCGGGTTCTCCGCTGAGCCTAGGAGCGGGTCCGTATTCCGGGACCGGCGAGAAGGGCGACCATGCGGTTCTGATGATGGCCATCGACAACACGGTCTCCGGCGGGATCACGCCGTCAGAGACCATTTCGTTTGGTTGGGATGAAATATAGCACCCGTTGTATAATGTCAACTCCTGCATAGGAGGCGGCAAATGACAAAGCGATACTTGGTCGAGCGGTGGAGCAAATACCGCGTCGAAGCCTTTTTACAGCGAGTGGATAAGCGTGATGAACAGGAATGCTGGAACTGGACGGGATACCAAAGGCGCGGGCCAAAAAACCCGACGCCTTATGGCATGCTGGGTTGGAAAGGCCGCACCACCAGTTCACACCGCGTCGCGTTTGAACTTGTTCATGGCGAAATACCGGAAGGCATGATGGTGCTGCATACCTGCGACAACACCCTCTGCTGCAACCCGGCACATTTATACCTGGGAGACCACGTTCAAAACATGCGCGACATGGTGGATAGGCAACGTCGCAAGGGTGTCGCCGCCGGTTCGTCGAATGGCCGATCAAAACTGTCACAGGAGCAGGCAGCGGAAATCCGCGCGCTCTATGCCGATGGCAGTCTGTCTCAAGAGAAAATCGCGGCGCGTTACGGCGTCAGCCAGTTCGCCATCAGCGCCATCGTGCGCAACAAACGGTACAAGGAGCAAGCATGACCTATCCGGTCCACGAGATCACTTCCGACGAGCAGGGTTATCGCCACGGCACCGACGGAACGATAACCACCACCCTGCTGGAAACCGATGGGCGCATGTTTAAGCGCCGGGCGGTTCATGGGGTCGGTGGCGACTCCATGGAGGAGGATTGCTGGCTGGTTCTCGAGCTAGATGGCGTCCGTGTGTACCAACAGGGGATGCACGTCGTGGTGACTCGGCAGGATTTGAGGCCGTAATGGACGGATTGCATACCTTGGTTTTTTCCCATGAGACTGACATCGACGCGGTGTTCGCGTGTGCTACTTGTGCGGTCACCATCGGGTTCAACAAGGCTGGAATCGGCGAACCTGCGGCCATCCAGGCGAATGGCGGTGGATGGCAGCCGCCGCACGACTACATGACTTGGATGCTGCCATGCTCCGGATAAGCAGAGGCAAGCCCACCCATTCTGACCAACTAGAAAGATGGCTGGGTGCAGAGCATGTGGCGCGTCTGTCAAAGGATTTTGAGCATTTCTATTGGCCGGTCCCCATTCATGGCGTGCCGGGTAACGTCTATATCATGCCGGGCGGTGATTTCGCCGGGGAAATTCGTGCGGGTGCGTTCATGTCTGCCGCAGATGCGGCGGCGCTGACCGTCAAGAAGATTCTTAAGCGAATCGACGGCAAGGCTCGCAAAAACAAAGCCCTGGGAGTCCTGCACGACCTGATTAGAGCTGGTGACCGGCGCATGATGTCCGTGGGCGCGTTTGCCTCCATTGACGCCATTGTGGCGGCATTCACCGGCGGCAAGGGACAAGTGCTGCTCTTCCAGAAAACTGGCGCGGCGTCGAATGTCGTCGGCAATGCTAATGATCTCTGGACGAGAGCGGGCAACCCTGGCGCGGGCGCTGCCGGGGCGGCGGCTCCGGGCGGGACAGCCTGGAACTCCACCTCTACCGGGGCGATCAAGTACCTCAACGGCCTGTCTGCCGATTCCAATCACTATCTGAATTGGGCGCTAAGTTCCTCAGTAATCAACAACTCCTTGTTGCTTTACGATCGCCTATTTTCTGTCGCGCTGAACCCAAACAGCACGGCAACTCAGGCGGTAACGGGCGTCCCGACTCGTTACCAAAGCGTGACGGCGACCGATGTGGAATACATCGGCGGCAATTTCGTATTTGAGTCCAACCCCACCACGGTTTTAGCCGCAACGGCGCATAGCGTGACGGCGGCTTCTACTGCCGTATGGACCTACACTAACCAGGCCAACGCAACCGGGAAAAACCTGAACCACAACGGGACCGCCATCCAGACGTTAGCCGGGGTGTCCGCCTGTGTGGTCGGGGGCGTCAATCTGGCGGTCGGTAACTGGTTTATTCCTCTAGCGGCTGGGGATAGTGGTATCAAGGCCATTACTCAGATGCAGCATTCCGCCGCCGTAGCCACTGGCACCTTGGACGCTGTGATTGGCCATCCCATTGCCGTCAATGCCTGCCCGATTGCCAACATTGCCTGCCTGGATGATGGTCTATATTCCTCACTAAACCTGACAACGATTCTCGATGATGCTTGTCTATCGTTCCTAGAATTACCTAAGCCTGCGACTACCGCGACCAATTACAGCGGTTTAATTCGCATCGTTAGCGAGTAAGAGAGCGGCGCATGGCCGCTAAGCTCCTAAAGGGGATTTGGCTCCGAGCAAGCACGGCTCTGCTTGCCGTCAAAGGCGCGTCGTTATCCCCAGCCAGTCTGCCGATCAAGCCTACGGGCGCGCCGAGAACCGATGCCCTGTCGCTTTCGGCGGCTATTCTCGCAAGCAAAACCGCAACCTTGTCGGCGGTTGCTGCCGTTCAAGTCAGTCGATCCGATACCGTTGTGGCGGCGGCGGCTGTTGCTCAGATCAAGTCTTCCAGCTTCTCGCTGGGTGCTGTGATCCGTGCTGCACAGACGGCGACATCGGCCCTGACTGGAGCTATTCGGGTGGGCCAGTCGGCGACGGCTTCGGCCGGGGCGGCGGTTCGGGCTGGTCATTCCCTTGCGACCGACATGAATGCTGCCGTGCGCGCCAGTCAAGCGGCGGCGGCGGCCGCTGATACTGCGGTCCAGGTTGGCCAGTCGGCGACCGTGGGCGGCGCCGGCGTGATTGCGGTCCCTGCTTCTCGTCAGGTTCCCCTGGATGTCCTGATTACCCTGCCGGCCGACACCTACCTCCAGACCACCCTGTCCGCCGCGATTCAAGCGGCCCAGACGGCAACGGCGAGCCTGTCGGCTGCCATTCGTCAGGGCCAGGCCCATACGGCGGCGGCCGATGCGGCGGTCCAGGTCCCGCAGTCCCAGTCGGTCGCGGCCGGGTCGGTGATTGCTTCGCCGATGTCCTTGTCGGCCTTGGCCAGCGGTGCCATCCAGCAAGCGGGCGCCCTGCCGGTGGATGCCGGGGCGGCCATACGGGAATCCCGGACCACATTTGCCCAGTTGGATGCCGGAATCCAGGTGTCGGCGGCCCTGGCCAGTACGGCGGATGCCCTGGTGGCGTTGCCCGGATGGGCCACGGTGACCGTGGGCGCCTATGTCGATGTCCAGTTTGCCACCTACCACGTCCTGCTGAATTCGCCCCTGAATCAGGTCGTGACCCTATCAAGTGGGGTAATCCATGGGATCAACCTGGCGAGCCCGGTCACCCTGGCGATTGCCGCCGAATCCCCCCTACAGGTCACCCGAGTATCACCGCAATGAGCAACGTCATTTCCCAGGATGCCCTCGGCACCGTCATCACGCTGGAATGCGGCGTGGACCTGTCTGAAGCCCTGTCGGTCGCCATTCGGGTATTCAAGCCGGGCGCAATCGAAGCCGTAACCTGGCCGGGAACCGCGTCGGGCACCACGGTATCCCACACGGTCATCGCCGGGGACCTGGATGTGACCGGCACCTACATCATCCAGGCGTATGTGGAATTGCCCGGCTGGTCCGGCACTGGCGAAACCACCCCCCTGCTGGTCGAGGCGCCTGCATCGGCATCGCCCTCGTCTGGGCTGTTCGCGGACCTGGCCGGCGCGGTCGCCGATCTCCGGGCCAATCGGCTTGCTGCGCTGCCCGGCGGGCTGGCCAATCTGCCGGATGCTGAAATCATGGCGTCCCTGGTGGCTGCCGAGGCTGATGCGGAGCGATCCCTCCGGGTGTTTCTCTCGCCCACCGTCGTGCTGCCGGACCTGGCCACCCAGGCGGAAAAGGATGCCCTGGATGAAGCGGGGACCCGCTGGATTGAGGAGCCCGGCTATGACCTGGAGCCTGATTTTTTCCAGGGGAACCGCTGGGGCTATGTGGTCCTGAACCATTGCCCGGTCATTTCGGTGCAGTCCCTCAAGTTCGTCTATCCCGCGCCGGCCACGACGGTCTGGGATGTCCCGGCGGAATGGATCCGGCTCGACAAGCGATTCGGCCACCTGCGGCTGGTGCCGTCCGGGTCCCTGGTCACCGCGCCCCTATCCGTGTTTGCAGTGCAACTCCTGGGCGGCGGGCGGGTAGTGCCCCAGGCAGTACAAGCGCGGTACACGTCCGGCCTGTCCCATGCGGCCCGCGATTACCCGGATCTGCTGGATCTGGTGCGCCGGATGGCGATGCTCAAGCTGATGCAGGGGGCCTTCCTGCCGACTTCCGGGTCCTTGAGCGTGGATGGCTTGAGCGAATCCCAGTCGTTCGACCTCTCGAAATACCAAGACGACGTGGACTCCAGACTGGAACGGTTGCGTCAATCCATCCATGGCATACGGGCGACTTTTTTATGAGCATCGACTTCCCTTTCTCCGAGATTTTCCCCCAGGCAGACCCCAAGGATATTGCTGATCTGGGTCCGGGCCTGCTGGCGACGATGACTCGCTACGAAATCAACACGCCGCTACGGCAAGCACATTTCCTGGCCCAAGTCGGGCATGAATCCGGTCAGTTGCGCTATCGGGAAGAGATCGCCAGCGGCGACGCCTACGACACGCGCACCGACATGGGTAACACTCCTGAGCGAGACGGAGACGGGCGAAAATACAAGGGGCGCGGCCTGATCCAACTCACTGGCAAGGCTAATTATGCGGAATATGACAACTCCCTGGCTTTGCGCGGGCTCCTGTTGCGCGAGCCGGAACGAGTGGCGATCAACGTGGATCTCTGCTGTGGAGTGGCTGGCTGGTACTGGGCCAAGCACAACCTGAACAAACACGCCGACAAGGATGATATTCTTAAAATCACCCGGAAGATCAATGGCGGCTACAACGGACTGAAGGACCGGACTCGACTGCTGGCCCTGGCCAAAAAGGCGATACTGAATCGCAGATTGTCTCCAACTCCGGAGCAGACCAAGCGAATCCAAGCGTTCCTCAACTCCTGGGGATACTTGCCCGCCCTGGTGGCGGATGGCCAGCTAGGACCTAAAACCCGGTCGGCCCTGAACGCCTATTTCTCCGGCGGGTGGGTGCTTCCGGAAGAGATCGTGGATGGGCGCATTGCGGCGGAATTGCGGGCGGCTTGTTTGCCGGCGGTCAAGGGGTAGGTCGCGTGCTGCTGCTGTGCAAGTCGGAAGGGTCGGGCTGGTTTGGCCCGCCTCATGGAACGCACTTACCCAGCAGTGCGAACATTTCCAGTTTAAGCGAGGCGCAGGCTTATTGGCGCCAGCAATGTCGGCGCCGCCTTGGCAGTTGGCGAGATTGTGCAGGGCCTGCCAGAAAATCACTGGATCAGGCAAACCGCGCCGGATTGCGCCAACTGGCTAGAGGTGATCACCGTCGCATGGGCCGAGCAAGTCCGGTGCGTCGAGTCCCTATCCACTGAGTCCCGCGACCAGATTCGAGCCACACTAAACAGCCAGACCGCGCCCAATGTGGATTGGTATCCGACGCCAGATTTTGATGAGGACCTGGCGCTTCTCATGGCAGGCAAACTTGATGCCTGATGTGTCCCAAAGAATAATAGATTTCTCATATTCTAAGAGATACCCGGTTATCTCTTAGAATTTTTCAGACCGTCATTCCCCTCCAACATCAAATCCGTCTGCCGTCATCCTGTCGTGACCCGATCCTATAGGGACTTGCCCCCTATAGGCGGATCCCATGCGCTTGGTTCCCGAACACTTCAATGCCCTGATTAACCGGGTCGGCCAGCGGCTGTCCTGGAAAGCCTCGCGTGGGTGCGCCTGCCGCGATCCTTACAGCGGGTCCCCGGTCCCCGATTGCCCGGCTTGTGGCGGGCTTGGCCGGATCTGGGATTCCGGTATCGCCAGCATAGCGGCTCCTGCTGGCGTCAAGGTCCAGCGGCAATGGGCTGATTTTGGCATGTGGATGGCTGGCGATGTGGTGGTGACCCTGCCCAGCGACCAGCCAGCCTATCAGCTTGCCGAAGGGGACCGGCTGGTGCTGCTGAATTCTACCGAACCGTTCTCATTGGTGATCCCTGTCGGCGGGCGCCTAACCGGCGTGGTGGCGTCCCTATCCCGCTGCACCTATCTGCTGGCAGGCGTCGAAACCGACGCGGTTCTCCCCACCATGACCGATACCGGCTTGCTGACCTGGCCCAACGATGACGGACCCGGCGCGGTCCAGGTGGTCCTGACCGGCCGCCGACACCCTGAATATTTCGCCTTCTCCGACTTTCCCCAGGATCGAGCCCACCAACTCGGCGACCCGCTGCCACGGCGCGTGGTGCTGCGGCGGTTTGATTTGTGGGGTCGCTAGGGTAGGGCCTTTTCTCTAGTCGTGACGCCACGATTGGCGTCATGGCCACCTACACCATTGATCTTCCCGGTATCCCATCCGGCTCTACTGGCGAGTTCCCGCACACTGCGGACGCCCTAGAGCAGATCGCGCACCGTGCTCACTCGCTTTGGCTGTCTTATGCTCAGGGCGCCCCGCTTCCGAATGGCCAGCAAATCCAGGCACGTTCTGGCGGCTATGCGGCGTCGATCAAAGTGCAGCCAGTTGGACCGTTGGCATGGGAAGTGTATTCAGACGCGCCCTATGCTTCGGCGATAGAGGAGGGATCCAAAGCCTTTGACATGAAGGCGGCCTTGGGCTCTGCCGCCAAGGCGCGAATTGCAAAGCACGGCCCACACAAGGGCCAGCGCTATCTGATCATTCCGTTCCGCCATGGTGCGCCGGGCGCGAACTATGGCGCGATGCCCGCGGCTATTCATGCTCAGGCAATCGGCCTGGCGCCGTCGCACGTTACGGGATCGTTTTCGGAGCCATCGGTCAATCATCCTGGTCAGTCGGTCCAGCGGCTCAGCTATACCTGGGGTGACCGCCTGGCGTCCGGGCTGGCGCCCAAGCTCAAGTCCCATCATAAAACAGACCCCTACTCGGGCATGGTCAAGATGGCCAACCCCGGAGGCGGTCACTCCCAGTACCTGACGTTCCGTGTAATGGGCGAATGGTCTTCAGGCTGGATTCGTCCAGCGCAGGCTGGCAAGTATCCGGCCCGAACGGTTAAGGAAGTCATCGAGCCAGTCGCCCAGCGCATCCTACAAGCCGCCCTGGACATGGACCTGGCCCACCAGGTTGGCCGCATTGAGGCGGCCTTTCGATGATCTGGGGCACGGAAATTCTTCCCGCTGGTAATGCAGTCCGCCTGCATATCCGCCCCCCCGCTGGAACCACGTCCTGCACCCTGCTACGGCGCCTCGATGACCAGTTTGTCGGCACCGTCGATCCGGAAGCGGCGACGTTGGCTGCCTGGGACGGCGACGCCTCGGTGGTCCTGGTGGATACCGCGAACCTGACCAACGGAACCCCCTATTTCTGGCGCGTCTATTACGCACCCTCTGACACCTTCTCGACGACTTCCGCGACTCCGGATGCCAGTTATGCCGGGACCGGCCCGGATGCCGTGTCGGTCCTGATGGACCGCTTGCGCCAGGGCCTGGCGGTCGAGGCGGCGCGGGGTGCCCTGCATCCCAAGTCGGGCGCCATTCCCGTTCAAAACGCACCACCCCTATGGGACCAGACGCCGTTCCCTGTCGTGACAGCACACTTGGTGTCATCGGAGCCGGATTCTCGCGGGCTGGGCGAAGTGCTTAACCCGGATGTGATCGGAGATGACGAGGTGGCCTCCATGGAGGGCTGGTTGGAACGCACCAGCATCACCATCGTCGGCTGGTCCCTGAATCCCGACGAACGGATCGCCTTGCGCCGAGCCATTAAGCGGATTCTCCAGGCCAATTGGCCGGTGTTCGACGCCCTCGGGCTTGGCTTGATCGACTGGACGCAACGCGATCACGAGGAGATGGAGCGCTTCGCGGCTCCGGTCTTCCAGGTACTGACTGATTTTCGGTGCGTTTCTGCTGCTGGCGTTACCAGCGGGACGCCAAAGATTCGTGACATTAATTCTCAGGTGGTGATTCATGCCTACTAAGTCCATTGATTCAGAACTCCCCCAGGCGGCTGAGGTGGTTCAGGAAGCTCAGATCCCACTGAGTATCGACGAGTTTTGCCAGCGGCTGTCCGCGACTTCTCGCCGGGTCGCACTGATCGGCGGGTTCCATGCCTGGGCCAAGGCTCAAGGGCTGACCCAGGACGTGGAGTCCGCATTCCATGCCGCCTGGACCCGCTTTATCTCTCTGCCGGCGTAATAGGAGCCCGCACCCATGCCCGTATTTTTCAACGGCCAGTTGCTGGTCACGCCTACCGTCCAGTCCCTGGTGGACGACAGCCAGATGTACAACCGGAATCTCACGGTTGGCAACATCGTGGCCATTATCGGCCGGGCGGAGGGTGGCGAGCCCAAGGTGCCTTTGGTGCTGCGGAGCCCCGCCCATGCCAAAGAAGTCCTGCGCGACGGTGAACTGTTGACGGCTGTGCGGAAGGCGTTTGCCCCGAGTAACGCCACCCACGGTCCCTCCCGGATTGTCGCCATGCGCGTCAACCCGGCGGCTCAGGCTGAACTGACCCTGCTGGACGGTAGTTCTGGGGACGCCATTGACCTGAAGGCCACCGACTACGGCATCTGGACTAACCAGATTAAGGTCAAGGTCGAAGCGGGCACCACGGCCGGTAAGCGTCTGACCACCCAGGTCGGAAACGCCTACTTCTCCAAGGACAACGTAGCCCGGTCGGCGTTCACGATCACCTATGCCGGCGCCCAGGCTACCGCCACGGTCACGGTGTCCAACACCCAGATCCTGCTCCACGCGCCGGCCCTGACCCTGGTTGCCACCATCGAGCTATCGGAGTACGGCACCGTCCAGGAGGTGGTGGACCGGATCAACGTGACCACCGGATTCTCT